AATATCGATACCCTTCGTGGAAAAATTAGCAAATTTGCTTCTACCGTTTCCCTTCAAGGTGGAACTAAAGTTGTTATACTAGACGAAGGTGATTACCTAAACCCGCAATCCACGCAGCTTTTTGCGGGCGTGGCGGGTGTAGGTAAGACTACTGTTGCTAAAGCCTTATGTAATGAACTCGATATGGATTACATCATAGTTAATGGGTCTATGGATGGTAATATCGATACCCTTCGTGGAAAAATTAGCAAATTTGCTTCTACCGTTTCCCTTCAAGGTGGAACTAAAGTTGTTATACTAGACGAAGGTGATTACCTAAACCCGCAATCCACGCAGCCTGCACTGCGTAACTTTATTGAAGAGTTCCATAATAACTGCCGATTTATTATCACATGTAACTATAGAGAGCGTATTATTAAGGAACTACACTCTCGCTGCTCGGTATATGATTTTGCTATACCCGATGAAGAGAAGTCTTCCACTGCCGCGGAATTCTTTTCACGCGCAGAATATATTCTTGAAGAAGAAAATGTTTCTTATGATAAAAAAGCGCTTGCTGGTTTAATTAAAGCGCACTACCCTGACTTTCGTAGAGTTCTAAACGAGATTGATCGGTATGCTATCGGTGGTACTTTAGATTCAGGAATCTTGGCCGATATAAAGAAAGCAAATATTCAATCTGTCTTGGAGTTTATAAAGAACAAGAAGTTTAAAGAAATGCGAAAATGGGTTGCTGATAACCGCGATGTTGATAGCACTGCTTTATTTAATTCGCTTTACCTTGAGATAGATTCAGTTGCACCCGCAAAGGCTATACCGCAAGCAATATTAATTATCGGTGAGTATTTATATAAAGATGCCTTTGTTGCTAACCGTGAAATTAATACTGCGGCATGTTTAACTGAACTCATGTATACCTTGGAGTGGTAAATGGAAATTTTATTATATGATTACGAAACTTTAGGTAAGGATGTACGGACCTGTCCTATTATTTCGATAGCAGCTTTAACTATTGATACTGATAATTTTATTGATAATCCTTATAACTATAGTTCCTTAGTTGATAAGTCTCTTTATGCTAAATTTGATGTTTCTGAGCAGGTTAAGAAATATGGGATGACTATTGAAAAGGAGACGGTGTTTTGGTGGGAAAAGCAATCCGAAGAAGCGCGTTTTGCAATTAAGCCGGCCACGTCTGATGTTTCTATCGAGGAGCTTGATCCTTTTCTACGCGCAGCGGTAGCACAGGCTTCTAAAAAGTCTGATCTGCAGGTTTTTACTCGCGGAAATACATTTGATCCAATGATTACTCAGTTTATGTTTGACCGCCTTAAAAGAGATGTACCTTATGGTTGGTGGACAGTACGTGACGTTAGGTCATTTATTGATGGGCTAACTTGGGGTAGCGATATTAATAATTCTTTTATACCGGAAGGTTTAGATAAACTGTTTGTGGCACATGACCCAAGACACGATATTGCTATGGATGCTATGCGTATGCAAACTATCATACAAGCATTAGGAGAATAGATTTATGCCTGATATGATTGCATATCTTAACAGTATAAATATAAATAAGACAGATCTAATGGTTGATGATATTGCTGAAAAGGCATACCCAGCGTTTATGATTAATAAAGGATTGTCTTACTATAGTGATACTATTTTCCATTCCAATGAAATGAATCGCTATCACCAATCGCTTAGTAATAAGATGCAGTATGAATATTTTAGATTAGCAATTCTTAAAAGAAAACGTTATTCTAAATGGTTTAAACCTGAAGTTACTGAAGATATTGCGGCAGTCGCAAAATATTATGATTATTCTATAAACGCGGCCCGAGATATTATGCATCTGCTAAGTCCTGAACAACTAAACTATATTAGAGAAGAAACATATAATGGCGGACGAAAAAAACAACCAAAACGAAAAGCTGTTTGAGTGGTCACCTGCTGACATGCTTGAAGTAAACTTAAATGAGCCTGATGATTTCCTTAAGATACGTGAGACCTTAACTCGTATCGGAATTCCTTCACAGAAAACTAGTACGCTATTCCAATCGTGCCATATTCTGCATAAACAAGGAAGATATTTTATCATGCATTTTAAAGAACTATTTCTACTTGATGGTAAACCTTCAAACCTGTTGGAAAATGATATACAGCGTAGAAATACGATAGCCACTCTTCTATCTGATTGGGGTTTAATAACAGTCCCAGGAAAAATTGGTTCGACTGCTCCTCTTAAACAAATAAAAATAGTTTCTTTTAAAGCTAAGAAAGATTGGAAATTAGAAAGTAAATATAATATAGGGAAAATATAATGTCTACAAGATCTGTAAAAATAGTACGCCTTACAACAGGCGAAGAACTAATTTGTGCTGAAGAAGTAGCACACCATGGCGATGTTAATAATGAAACTGCGCATCATGTTCTTTCAGAAATAGGAATTATAATTCCTACCGGCGAAGGTAATGTTGGAATAGCACCTTTTTTACCTTATGCAGCTAAAGACCCTACACTCGTGATACCTTCAACTCATATCATGTTTATTACTAACCCTGCGCCAGAATTGATCTCAGTATATAACAGAGCATTCGGTAAGATAGAAGTTATACAGCCACAAATACAAATACCACATTAGTACCTTTACAATATAGTAAAACTGTGATATAATAGTAATTAAATTATGCGTAGAGGTAGTAAATGAAAG